TGCTTCAAAATTACATGTACATTTTCAATTGTACACGTTATTAGAATTACAATACAATGTATCTACTCACCGTCTTGTACCTAAGCACGAATTCGCTACTAAACAAGAGATAAAAGCGATCAAAAGAGAATATAAGGTTACTAAATCGCAAATACCGCGTATAAAAGCAGATGACGTACAGGTACGACATCTCGCAGCACAGCCTGGCGACGTTCTCAAGATCAAACGCCCTTCAGAAACGCTTCCAGGTTATTTTGACATTTATTTTCGTGTGGTCGTTCCTTAAAACTTGGGAATTAAAAATCAAAATTTCATTCTTAAATAAAATAATCAAACCTTAAATTTCAAAGATGTTATCCTATAACGATTTATCTGCCGTTAATTCTCAGCTTGTTGCGCTTGTTGTTGATCCTGATTATCCTCACGTATTGAAAAAGATAGGTGAAGATCTCAACCAACAACACCTTATTGAGGCGTACGATGAGGCTATCGCGAGTCGTCCTAAATATGGCGTGAAATTATCAGGAAAGAAGGGTGATATGAAATTTGCTCTATTGTGGTCTCTCAAAACAAATACATCTTTTGATCCTTCTGGAATTATTGCTTGTCTTGGTAAACTTTACTCTATCAAGAATTTAAAAGACGTTACGATAGTTATCACCGAGGATGCCATCAGTAAGGACGCTTCTTACAGCGTAAGCGACGTAGATATGTGGTTTGCCGAAAATTTTTCAAACTACAACAACGGTATCAAGACCATCATTCGCTTGCACGAACTACCTGCAAGCGTACCCATTTCTTCTTCCAAACCTAAGATAGAAGAAGCAACTTCTAAAGAGGAAGTTAAGCAATCCAAATCCTCCAAGGTAGAAGAAGCCGTATCTCCTAAAGAGGAAGTTAAAAGCGTTAAGCAATCCAAAGCCGCCAAGGCAGAAGAAGCTCCTAAAGAGGAAGTTAAAAGCGTTAATCAAACCAAAGCAGCCAAGGTAGAAGAAGCCGTATCTCCTAAAGAGGAAGTTAAAAGCGTTAAGAACCCCAAAGCAGCTAAGGCCGAACTTCCTAAAGAGGAAGTTGCTAATGCAGATGAAGTTCCAGAACTCTCTAAATTGGATGATATTTTACGTGGTATTGAAGAATTGAAGATACTTGTTTCTACCAAACACGAAACAGTATCCCTTCAAGGAGATGACGCAGCGTATAAATGGTTTTATGACGCGATCTTCAATACGGGTTTCCTTGCAGCACAAGAAATGCAAGGAAAGTATCGTCACTTTTATAACGTCATGATGTCTTCTGGTTACTTTGATACCGAATACGCAAAAGAAGTTTCAGCTGCAAAAGACGTTCTTGCAACAGTCAAGCAAAAACAAAAAGAACAACTCAAGAAAGAAGCTAATGCAAAGAGCGAAGACGATCCCGAGTTTGAAGATACCAATCCAGTCGACGTACCTGTTCAGAAAATCAAGGTGAATGATGAAAAAGATGCCGTCGTAAAGAAAGTCATCGCTAGTTCTTCTTCTGATGCCGATAAATCTTCTGAAGATGTCGTCGTAAAGAAAGACAATGCTAGTTCTTCGTCTATGGAACTTTCTGAATTCGATGATACTGACGATGAGTATAATTGGAAAAAGACGACAGTCGTCGACTATCTCATTGAAAACCCTATCGCAAGCTATGAACCTTTTTTCGATGAAGCGATAGATGGTGGTATTCTTGACGAACCTTCTGAATTTTTAGAGGAAGAGGCTAAGAATCATACGATTTTCCCTCCATTGAAATACGTATTTCGTGCATTCGAATTGTGTCGTTTAGAAGCGATAAGGTGCATCTTGTTAGGACAAGATCCTTATCCCACTTATGGAGCGGCAATGGGTCTTTCATTTAGTCATTTTCCCAATAGGAAGAAGTTACAGCCTTCTTTGCAAAAGATCAATAAGTGTCTTGAATTCGATGGTTTCTCCACTGGAAAAAAGAACGGTGATCTTAGCTCTTGGGCAGAACAAGGTGTACTGCTTTTAAACACTGCGCTTACGGTTCGTGCTAGTGTTGCAGGATCACATGCTTCCACTTCAAGCAAAAAAGGTCCATGGGCTCATTTTACCGAAGCATTATTGCGCTACTTGAATACCGAAAAAGATCACTTTGTCGTATTTTTGTGGGGAGAAAAAGCCATTGCGTATAAAAAGTTTTTCGACGCGAAGAAACACCTTATCATCGAAGCTCCTCATCCTGTCGCTTCAGTATACGGAGGTGGAAAGAAAGAAGCAGACTTTGTCGAACATCGTCCTTTTTCTCGTGCTAATGCTCAACTTAAGAAATGGGGTAAAGAAGAAATTAATTGGGATCTCAAATAAAAGCATAAGTCCAAACTCTATATTTTATTATGAATGGGATTAAGAGTTATAGCAACGATATTCCGAAGCACGTACCAGATATGAGATCGACAATCAGCGCAAATAGCAAGAATAATGTAGAAATTGAGATTACGATTATCTCTGAAATTTTAAGGTTAGGCGTTTTTGGTGCGTTTGGCGTTTTGGATTGGGTGTTCCCATAATTACACTTATGGGAACCTAATTGATGATAGGTGTTATGAGAAACCCTCATAGTTCTTATTTCATTCATAATATTTCATAATTTTGAAACTTCATACTTTTTATTTTGTAGAATTATACGAGTTCGAGCTTTATTTTTGTATACGTATCTGAACGTATTGTTACTTAGAGGATCTTCTTAACTGGAACTCATTTAATCGTCTTGTAAGGTTGATGAGGTTTCAGTAAGATCTTGACGGCCGCGTTTACCTGCGTACGTATTAGAAGATCGAGTGTGGAAAATCTTTTCTTGGAGACAATTATAGAGTTTGTCATTGAAACTCCTGGGCTTTTTGCCGTTTTTGGCGACTTCTGCTACGATTTGAGCGATAGCAGTATAGTTTATCATGTTTTTTCCAGTTGCTGTGTCATATCTTGTGGTGATGATATACTTTCCAAGTTCGTCGAGAATAGCATCTGTATCGACCAAGTCGACAGAATAGCTTTGCGAAATATGGGTAGAAAGAATGTGTGCGCGGAAATGTTTGTATAGATCTCCTAAATAGACGCCAGTGTCTGCGAGAGACTCGATAGCAGGTTTTGTATTTTCTGTCCAAAAATTATCGGTGCCGTAACGAGAATAATTTTGTATAGAGATGGAAGTGCGAATAGGCGTATTATTTTTGAGACGCTTGTATACTTCGTCGACCTTGAAACTTAAAAGATCAGATATTTTCTTGTTCACCATTTCGAGGAACTTGACGTCATGTTGCTTTTCTTTGAGAAAGTGGAGAACAAATTCGGGAAACAAGAGGATAAGATTTTCATCTTTGTACTCGTAAAATTGAGATAGCACGTAATAGCCTGTACGCATTTGCGCTTTGAAAAAAAGAGCGTATTCACCCAAGTCGTCGAGGAATACGAGCGGACGAAGACAAGATTCCAAGATCTGTCTGATAGTGCCCGACTGGGGCAGTTCATAGTTCTTAACAGGCTTAAACTCCAATTCAGGAGGATAGTTATACCGTCCAAGCAAATCACGGTAGGAATTTTCAATTTCGAATGCGATCTGTTCAAAATCTTTGTTGAATTCAACACGATCGTCAGCGATTACCTGGGGATCCTTCATCTTTTCTTCCAACTCGATGTTAGAGAGGTTACCTTGAATGTCTGTCCATACGTCATGGTGAACAAGGTATTCATAGATAAGTTCAGCAAGGATGTCTTCCAATGTCGCATCGACAGCAAAATACTGTGAGAAGATTAAAGCGCTGTTAAATTTGGATGATAAGTACCAATGAATAAATTGGCTGACGTTGTACTTGAGAGGTTTTTCAAAATTCGTAATGAATTTGTAGAGATCGCTTGCGTTTTTCTCGATAGTGGAGTTGGGCATCAAGTAAAGATCCAAGAAACCGAAATCATCTTCAAGATGACCAAGTTCGATTGGAAGAGTACGAGTTGTAATCACTCTATCTACTTTCTCGAGTGTTGTAGAGATCTGGTCTCTATAATACGGCGCACGCACGTTTTTCCTAAATAAAGCGAAGCGCTTTTCCAATTCAATTTCAAGATAACCTTTATGCGGTTCTGTGGATTGAGGATGGCGATAAGGTGCCCGATACTTAATACCGTCAAATACCCATTCAACGACATATGGCGATTTGCCGTAAGAGATTTGTGTTTGTGGAAACTTGTTTGTGAAGTATGGCGGGATAGTTTTGTACGTAAAGCCACATAACTTAGCGTCAGAATTTTCATCGACAGAAATTCGATGTGTCGTGTAAAGCGTAGCGTCAAGATAATTACGGAGTCTACTCAAAAACTCTCGTTTTACGTCGGGTGAAAGATCAGAAAAATCAGATTCCAATGTCGGAAATATAATATTACGAGAAATTTCCAGTGAAGCCCGTGGGGAAGGCAAAGGAGAGTTGCGACTACGCAAAAGCGAATTGCTTGAACGCAAAGGAGATTGTGGAGGCGTATTAGAAAGGCGCAATAAATTCAACGCATCGTTGCATTTTCTTAACAATTCTTTTTCGCGCTCGTATAATTTTCCAAAATCGAAAGAAGTCATATCATCAATGTCATCATTACGATGACGCAAAGTATTAAGTTTTCGTTTGGATAACTTTGCTTGTTGTAGAGTTACTTCATCGTATTGTTCCAGATTGTCAATACACGTTGCAATTCTATCGCTCGTGTGTAAAATAGATTGTCGGGCATCAAGTTGCGTCACGACACCTTTTGGAACTTCAACTTCAATTTCCTCTACAACCATTCCTTTCTCTTTCATTTCCTCCTGTAGAAGTTTCTGTAACTTATATTGTTGCAACGACATTTCAACGTAACTATTCAGAGGGATTAGTTATATTTAGCACTCGATTTTTTTGTTAGTATTGAGGGGGAAGGGACCTACTTCAGCCCAAAATAGGCAAATTTCAAAATTTATGATTTTTCACATTTTAGGAAAATTACAGATTTTAGCGCGTTGTGTTTTCATATCAACAAAAGCGATATGAAATTTCTGTGAACTTGAAGTATCTCTAAAAGCCACGATAATTGTCTTGATTGAATTGGTATTCTCCTCTATTGGAGACAAAATAATAGGGTTTACCGCTGTTTTGAAGCTCATTTCTAATCCACGCATTACGAGGTCGAGGACTATTACCGTCTGTAGGACGTTTATAGTAAGATTCTCCTGAACCAGAAGAAAAACCGGGATACCAATTATAGGATCTGCTAAACATGCCAGGAGGCCATGCATAAGTTGATTTATCGTAAGGAAACGCGTAATAATACGACGGCCAGTACGTAGAGTTTTCTACCTGAAAAGGAGGAAGTACGTTATTGGTATCTACACTATAGGTTTCTCCTATTTTGGGCGACTCCGTAAATTCTTCAAAAGATACTTCATCTTCTGGTTTTGTGCCTACAAAAGGTTGAGGAGGATCTGTCTCTATCCATCGGGGAACACCAAACTGGGGCCCAAACGTGTTAAACCATTTGGGCGTTGGCACTGTCCTATTCTTTTCACGATTAGTAAAGTTCGGCATAGTATCCATTCTACTGTAGCGTTCATTAGTTCCTGAATACTGTGAAGATATGAACCAAACCAATGCGAAAAAAATAAGCAGTGCCAAAACGAAATAGAACGTAAACCGTGATGATGGCATTTTTTATCAACAACTGCAATAATTTAATTTTTCACCAACAAGAAAATAACTTAATATTGCCGCGCTGTTGTAATTTTTTACGTATTGAATACTATCAATACGTAATATGCGATGTGCCTTATTTTGAAGGCTCTACTTGAATCTTAAGAATTGTAATCACTTTCTCTCTGATCACACGAAGTTGTTCAAGAGGCCACAATATATCACAACAATTAGTCTGAAGGAATTTGTGGTTGGCATGATTCTTTTCCCAATCTAATGGGTCGTCAGACAGAGAGAAGAAACGGTCATACATAATTTTAGTAACTTGCATCTTCATATGATCTTCAATGATACGCCATCCGAATGAAACGGTACCTGCACCGTACGAGTGCATCTCTGGGACGTTCTTCTCCTCGAAGAACGACTTCCAGTATTGGATAGTTTCGTCGGGTACTTCATAAATCGCGCCGCGTTCTCGCAATTCGGGTAACCTTGTTACGCTTTTACCCTCTAAAAACAACATCCAGCTATAAAACGCTCTGCCTGAAGCGACCTGATCATCCTTGGCGATTTTATCAAGGACTTTTTCTTTCCACTCCCTTAACAACGCGTTGTTACACTTAATCGCCTCTCGAGCAAAAGGACGTTCGTTGGGACTGATTTTTTCTTCAGGTACCACCAACATTGCCATCACATCTTTGATTGTGATAGGGGTGCTGTAAAAATCGTCGGGAATATCATTGCTAGAACTAGAAGCCATTTTTTCGGTATAACGTGTAATTTATGTATTTGTAGGGTATGGTCCTTAATGTGAACATGTAATTTTGTATTGTCTTGAAGTTATGTAAAAATAAAGCTTGAAACTCAGGATGTTAACGCAAACACAATATTTGCTGCTTTTGGCTATTGCCGCTGTCGCGTTAACTTTTGTTACCTTGTTGGTAATGAAAAAGCATGACGCAAGAGACCGTACAACAGAATTGTATTCTACTCGTAATTACGATAATGCGAATGACTGGACAAGTGATAGACCTTATCCTGCTTACGTTTCTCTTCTCGATAATGAAGGTGACTACAAATACATTGACGAGTACGTTCAAGCGCTACGTGGCGATCCTTTCAGAAATTTTCCACCTACAGACAATTATACTACGAGATTGAACTCTTACCTTCGATCAGCCAGCACCTGAAAGAGTTCACAAGAAGTTCTCGCAAAAATCTGAAATTTTTGTTCTTCGTTTAAAACCTCAAAAAGAACAAAAAATAATAACGATGGAAATTATGTCTGGAAACTCTCCATTTCGTGATATTCCTTCTAGAAGAGGAAAATTGTATGTATTTGAAGGTCTCGACCGTTCGGGGAAAACAACTGTAGTATCTTCTATTGAGGGAGCTAAAAAAATGCGTTTTCCGTCTGGACGCTCTTCTGACGTTTGCGACCCCATTTCTAAGTTGATTTCTGAAGTTCTTTCAGGTCATTACGAAATAGAAAGTAGAGCTTTACATCTTCTGTTTTCTGCGGATCGTTGGCGTTACGTAACAGAAATTAACGATATGCTTGACAATGGTATAAACGTAGTGATCGACCGATATTCGTATTCGGGTATTGCATATACCATCGCTAGATATATGTACGCCAACGACTATTCTGAAAATTCAGCGGATGAATTGACACGATTGTTATCATGGGCGATATCTTCTGAAGTAGGTCTTCCTAAACCGGATGTAGTATTTTTCTTTGATGCAGATCCCGAGATCTTGTCTTTAAGAGGAGATTACGGTCACAATGACATCCATGAAAAAGTACCATTCCAAAAATGTGTACGTAGTGCATATCAACTCTTATTCTCTATTGAAGGTGATATGCCCGGAATCGATCTCGTATTTGGGAATACTAAAGTAGTATACGTTGACGCTACGAAATCAAAAGAAGAAGTTAAGAGTATAGTGACATCTCATATCCAATAAACGCAATTAGAGTGACATTCAAAGTAAAATTGGAACTATTTTTCATATCGATAACTCCGATATGAAAAAGAATGGCATACAACTACGAAAGGATGTGTTCATTTTTTAGGAATTCTCTTGATACGCCCTGTCTTCTCGTTAACCCACCCTTTGGAAGCGGCTACACGTCTTGCACATTCCCTGATACCTTGAGGATTGGGTGCATATCTTGCGTAACTCATAGCTGCAATGGCTCTTCCAGGTGTATTGACAGGATAACTACCGGCACGTGCACCACCATAAGTTCCACAAAACAACTCCTCCGGAATACCTTCTTTAGCATATCTCGACTTGCGGACGACTCTCTTAGGAGCTTCCTTCTTCACAACTCTCTTAGGAGATTCTTTCTTAATGACTCTCTTAGGAGCTTCCTTCTTCACAACTTTTTTCGTTACTCTCTTTTTCACGACTCTTGAACTCATTTTTCTTTTAATAGTCACAATTTCAAAATAGACAAAATCTTTCTTCTTCAAAGTTAATTCTTTGGAAATCAATGGCTATAGTTCTCGATTATGACCTACTTGACAATACTTCTAAGAGAGCTATAAGAAGAAGATATCGGTTTAGACCTAAACCCACGACGTACTGTACGAATCCTAAAACGTTGAAAGTCTATCTGAAATTCGATGAGTATCAAGAAATCCACCTTCCGTTATACGAATATGAGGTAGCGAATCCCGGTGCTTTTCCGTATAAGAGCGATGACTATCCGCAAATTCGCCTTAAGTTCACGTTTGATCTACTCACGCCCGAAACAGATCCTATGAAACGAGGTAGAGATCAAACCGTACTCGTAGAGCAAGTACTTAAACGATTACACGAAAAACATGCTGCTTTTATCGCGGCGTTTACGGGTTTCGGAAAAACATCTACAGCTATCTATATAACGTGTACCCTACAACACAAAACTGCGTTGTTGTGTTCCAACGATACGCTCAAAGAACAATGGGTAGAAGAGTTTCTGAAATTTACAGGAGGTAAAGCAAAAGTACAGATCGTGAAGGGTAAAGCTAAATTGGATCCTGAAGCGGACGTATATATTATGGGCATTATGAAGGCCGCAAAGATGAATCCCGATGACCTCGTAAATATAGGGCTTGTAATTATTGATGAAGCACATATATGTTCTGAAAAAGCGTTTACGGATTCATTATTACGTTTTAGACCAATGTACGTTGTCGGACTGAGCGCTACTCCTGATCGTAAAGACGGTCTTGACGGCCTGTTGAAATTTTATTTTGGAGGTCCAGAGGATTACATCATTCGTACAGAGGTCAAAAAGTTTACAGTATTTAAATACAAGACGAAATATTGCCCTGCAGACATCGAATACACCACAGTCAAGGGGAAAGAGGTTGTCAAATGGTCCAAGTTTATATCCGACTTAACGATGATGGAGGACAGGTGGAAGGAAATTGCTAACATCGCGGTAAGTCATCCAAATAACAAGATCATGATTTTATGCGATAGGAAAGAAATGGCGCGGAGTATATACAACTATCTTCTGGAAGTAGGAGAATCAGCGGAACTTCTCATTGGAACAAAGAAAAAATGGGACAAGACTAAACGCATTCTGGTAGCAGGAGTAAAGAAAGCCGGTACAGCATTAAATGATCCAACTTTAGATCTTCTCATTATTGCAGCCGATACGCAAGACGTACGTCAAATGGAAGGTCGTATCCGCCAAACAGATAATATCGTATACGTTATCATTGACAAATATCACGCATTCGAAAAACATTGGGTACCACAGAGAGATTGGTTCCTCAAACGAGGTGCAGATATCTACACGATCAAGTCGGTAATAGAGGCGCACCATATCTTACGATGTGGAGGCATCGTCGACCCTTCCACCAAAAGAGAATCCAAGAGTGTCGAAAAAAGAAAGTTGGTGGTGAACATCAAAGATTACCTATCCAAGAATCCCCATCTCCTAAATACCCAATAAACCATGAGGATTTCACCTTGAACCTTAGAATATCCTAAATGCAAAGCATTTAGGATAAGAATAATAGCGCATATTTCTATTTCATGCGATTATGCATTTCGAGCCACCTTTGTATAAGATTACACAGCTGCTTTCGCCCGGTGGTTTTTAAAGTGAAATAGTAAAGGATTTTCAATTTATTCACTACATTTTTGTCATAAAACCCTGCCATACCCATAATCTTCTTCACCTCCTTACACTTTTCAACATTTTGCCTGCTACACGGTTCACCGTCGAAATTTAAATGAATAGAATCTTCTGTGATAGCTTGACCAAAAACTTTAATTTCCGCGTCCTTTCCTATCATTTCCCTGAATATATCCATCCTCTCCGCGAAAAACGTAATCATATCCTTTTCTACTATTATTTCGAGTAGTATTTTAGCAGAAATAGAGGTACATTTTTGTCCTGTTTTAGTACGCGTACTTGTTGTTTTAGCAGATGTTTTCTTTCCTTTGACGACCTTCTTACCCGAAGACGAAGAAGATGATGAAGATTCTTCTTGGGTCTCTATAATTTTAGAACTGGGTGGGATTATAAAGAATACCTTGTTTCGTAACTGTCCATAATGTTCAGTATTATCCGTAATATTCGTAGTGGATGCAGTCTGTTTTGAAATAAAACAGAGATTTGCGTCACCCGACCCTTTATTAACAGTTCTCCATGCTAAGTGATCCGATCCTTTATTAACAGTTCTCCATGCTAAGTGATCCGATGTTATGATTTTGAGAGGAGTACGCAAATCAGCTTGTAAAAGTTTGTCAAGAGGATCAGGGCGGATGTTGTTAGCCTGAACATATTCTGCAATCGTCTCTGCATATTTTGCGATTACCGCTTCGTCGCGATCGTCAACTTCGACAACAAGACCGATTTCGTCTTCGACTTGGTCGGGTTTCACTTTCTTGACAACAGGAGGTTCTCTCCCCATTATAGTTTTAATATATTTGGTTAGTTGCGTCCTAATTTCCTTTTTATTTAGTTCATCTTGATTTACGGTACTAACATTCTTTGGTATGTCTTTCTTGTCTCCGTAAGCGATATGAAAAAAACCTATGGTGGTATTTCCATCTTTAATTTCGTAATAGTCTTTCTTCCTACGCGTAAGAACGAAATTCTTTAGTTTTTCAAGAGGATTCGCTGAAGCACCTATTCCGTGTCTTAATGTCTCCCGTTCGAGATATTTTTGTAAAATTAACTCATTGAGCTTGATACCAATGTCTCCTGTTTTGATGCCTGTAAGATTTGTGTAAAGATCTTGGGAATACGCATTCTCACCATTGAATAGTTCCCAAATTTTACCCCCTATTGAAGTTATGTCAATAGGTACGTCTTTCTTATCACACGATACAGGAACTGAAAGAGACTCGACGTCAAGAATTTCACCTAGATTATTATCATACATCGCACGAATGACATTCACGGATTCTAAGTCGCTGTAAAGAGTATGATAGGGGTCATCGGTAAGATACCATACGTCGCCAAAATTTCCAAGGTAACTCACAAAGCCATATTTGTTTATGATGGGAACTCGTCTCAATCTCATACGACGCAAAGCACTTCTTGCAATTCCGTGGTTGAATCCAGGTATATCTTCGTTACTATCGAAAATAAGGGAGTCTACAAGTCGTTTTTCATTTATTGAGAACTTTCGGGCAAATATCTCGCGTATCTGATCTTCAATTGCTGCAGTCTCTTTAGATGAATAGTTCTCTATCGCCGTTGAGGTTATGAATTTGTTTGGCTCTACAATATATGACCATACATCAGTCGTTCTATCAATTAAATCTCCAGGATAGCCCCTACACTCATAATTACAATCATCTTGTAAGTCGCATGCCAACGTATTCTTTTCGTCCTTCGTTAAAACATTACGTTTATAGGTGAGAGGACAATCATAAGCAGCACGCTTAATCAGTCTAACCAAGTTTGCCAAGGGGGCTGTTTTATTCTCGTTCTCTACATACATTTCGATGTCTATACCGTGTTTGGGATCATTTTCGAATACAAGAGCATGATTATATACTTTGAGATATTTTTGATCATCTTTCAGATCAGCATGCGATCCTGTACGATAGACGCGACCCTCGGCCTGGTCGATGGCAGACCTGTTCCAATGTGCACTGATTACGTGAAATTGTCTGACATTTTTAATATCGATGCCTGTACCGATTGCTTGTGACCCGATTACCAACCTGATTTTCCGATTGCCATTAAATTGGTTATTAAGTTGATTATTAAATTCCTGAAGAAGAAGTCCCCTGTCGCTCGGGGACATAATATCGCCGGTTAATACGATAAACGTCTTGTTTTCTCTGGGCATGCTTAGCGTGTTGCTTTTTGATCTTTGAGCTGTCTTTGATAATGCAGTTACAGCAGTCGAAAGACGCGTATTCTGTTTTACTTTTCTTGTATTTGTATATGGATTGACGTATAGCCATTTCCAGTCGAATAATTGGAGTATCAGACCCATATTATAGCACCCTCCTGGTTGTGTAACACCTTCATTATAAGCAAAGACGAGTTCTTGTGATGCACCCTTATCTTTTAAAATGTCAATAAAGCGTTTAATTTTAGGTGCAAAAACATCTATGTTATTCCTGATGTACTTTCCTAAATTTTCACTGTTATATTTAAATTTTTTGGTAGTTCCTTGCGAGGTTACTGTGATATGTTTGTGATAAAAATTCAGACATGGCCAATTGTCTTTATACGGAGAATCGTCATTTTTTGTATGTTCAGCAAAATCTATTCCCAACCAACACCCATCGTCACAAAAATTATCATCTATACCAATGTTTCCACAAAAAATGAAATTGGATGCCGATATCTCTTCTGTTCTTCCCGCATCTGAAAAAGGTGTTCGAGTCCCTTTTCCGCGTAAAGATTGAGAGATCTCCTTTAATTTAGGAATCCAATACTCCTGATACGAACTAGCTTTCGAGATGTTGATTTTTGTATACCCTACACCCCATTCCTTCTTGGTTTCACCTTCATATATTTTTTTTACATCTGACTCATCCGGGCGGATATAAGAGATGTAAGGGCCTATCTTATTCATTAATTCGTCGTACTTGTCTTTTTTGATGGTGTTGTCTGTGTTAAAATAGGCGTTTTGGAAATCTAAGGGCAGTTGATTTTCTTTATCAAGTATAAGATTCATTCGCATGGGAAATTCTGATATATTATCCCAAACAGGAGTTGCGGACAATAGAAATATCTTACATCCTTGTACTTCATGTAGAAACTCATTCATTCTATCATATCGTTGTTTTTCGGTACCAACGTGCACTTCTTCTGTTCTCTCGCCGGCCGTACTGATTTTATGGACCTCGTCGATAACGATGATGCGTGCACTGTAGTTTTCGATAAGTTCGTTCCATGCTTCTTCAGATTCGTTTTTGGTACGAATAAGCAGGTTAATAAACGTACCAATCGTCTGGAATTCATACGCGGATTTTACAAGAGATCTGACGGCTTCCATCTGAGATTCTTGAGTCGTGAATCGATCCGTAGGCGGTTCGTAATCACCTACTCTGCGGATGTCCTTGAGATAATTATTGAGAATATCTCGATTGGGAGAAAGAATGAGAGCCGGTTTACGCGCCAACCCCTCTGATACTGCATTATGGTACGCCCTATTATTTTCGACGATCATGGAAAACAATGCAGATTTTCCAGTACCCACGCCATGAAAAAACATAGCTCTACGGTAAGGTGTATATGGGGAGAAAATACGTGATTCCAGTTCTTGCGTCTTAAGCGGAGTGAAGGTGGATGCGGTCGGAGCAACCGTCGTATTTTCTTTCGAAGGAGGATCTAATTTGTAATCGTACAGTTCCTTACGCCTGTATAAATTGTACGAAAGTTTCGGATCTTCTAAACGGGGGTAAACAGGCATCCGATCACATATCTTTCGCACAATCATATCATTTAAAGTTAAGGATGAAGAGGGTCGTTGCATCGTATCTTCTTTAGCAATATAAAGTGTTTATTATATAGTAACTGACATTTTTACAAAGTGAGAACATCACACCCCTCTTATAAATGATAATGCAACCTAAAACTGGAATGCTTCTTTCGAGTTTTCCGATACTAAGAAGAACTCCTGGAGGCGAAGTGATTAATATATCGACCTCTCCCGAAAATGAGTCGATGATCATGGCAACGTCACCTTCTTCGCGTATAACACATGGTGATACCGTACGTATCATGAGTAGATCAGAGTATATCACAACTATCCATAACAAGCGCGCGGCGTTTTTGAAACAACACTATGAAGACGTTTTGCTCCAACTTTCTAAAAAATTACAAGAAGATGCACAAGCCATGAAGAGTTGTAAAATCGAAGTGGCGTTTATCGTTCCCGAGATTTTCGATCGCAATAAGGTGGAGATGATCATATGCGAATATTTCAAGTATCTCGAGTATGACGTAATTGTGGAAGAATCATCTCACGACGTAATCCGCATTACAATTCAATAAAGGCATTGGGTGCCATAAGGCAACATCAGGTTCTACGTTATTGTGGAAGAATCATGACGTAATTCGTATATACGAGTTCCAGTTAAGATGATCCTCAAAATACGGTACGTATCTGAACGTATACAAAAATAAAGCTCTTGAGTTTGTATAATACAGGTAATCCTAGTTTTTGTGAGAAAAATTTGTGTTGGATAAAAAAATAAAGCATTCTTGAAAATAGAAAAAAAATGGCTTCCAATATTATGCTTGTAGTTTTCATGATCATCGTGATCCTTCTGTTGTTCACGACCATGATCTTTTCGGCGATGGCCTCTGACAAAACCAAAGATTGTGGAAAAAATGGTGATCCAACGAAGTGTACGGCAGCAGAAGGCGAGAAATGTCATAAGAATTCGATGTACGCCGCACTAATTACCGGTCTTTCAGCTGGATTATTAGGCGTGTGTTTGATTATCTACATTTACTCTTCAAAAGACACCATGAAAGGTGAAGCATCTGACTGGTTAACTGGATTAGCCGGGAAATTATCTCCTAAGCAACTTGAAGCACTCGCTGAAGCAAGTAAATAAGAAATGAAAATAACTTCATACTTTATTTGAGTATGAAGAACTTGAAATTGGAATTGTCTTTTATTGAAGAGGAATCTCTGAAAGAGGGACGCCACCAACACCATAACATTCGGAACGATGGACATCATCATCCCATGTAGCATATTGACGGGCAACATCATTGATGTTTTGGAGAGTGTAATAGGAATAGTTAGGGTTAACGTTGAAGAGGATTTGATCAGGAGTGGTGCTAGGATCAGGGTAAGGAACATTACATCCGTATACGCTGAAAATAGAGTTGATACAGCCGGCTGTCCACGGTACGCCTTGAGTGGGGTCTTGACCGGCACATGCAGCTTGAGCATCCTGTGCAGTGGGACGAGAAGGAGGGCAATCAGCTTGAGGAGGGCAGTTACACTCTCCTGTTGAATCTTGACAGACAGGGCAATATTTTGCCTTAAGAGCGGCAAGATCTTTCACACCAAGAGCTCGAAGTGCGGGGAGATCCTTCTCGGCAAGGGCTTTAAGTTTATCGATGTCCTTGATACCGAGGTTACGAAGCATAGCGAGATCTCTTTCGCCAAGGTTTCGAAGTTCACTGAGATCCTTAATGCCAAGGCTTCGAAGGGCCATCTTTTGCTGGTCGCTAAGGACGGGCATATGAAGGCCAGATAAATGAGGTCGTTGGTGACGGCGACCGCGAAGGTCGCGAATAAACCAAACAACAACCAAAACGCCAATAATAGCGAGAAGGAGGTAGAGCATCATACGTTCTTTTTCTGAAAGAGCCATTTTAAAATTCTGAGTTGTATTATTATTTTACACTCACGATTTTTTGAAAAGTTAAAAAAGCATTTAATTAGTGAATTTTCTATAGAAAGACCTGGCTTCTTTGTGGTGATGGCACTTCAAACTACTATCAGCTTTGGCCTTTATTTTTCTACGCTGTCGTTTACTTCACTTGTCACAGTCTTTCATCATGTAGACCCTATGGTATGGCGTGCGAATTTACTTGGGTGTATGCCTCTATCAAAATGGGTATGTGGAAAACCGCAATCAACAAAATCCGTTACAGAAGAGTATGAATTGTTAGAAGAAGAATTATTTGAAGCGGGTATTACGCCATATGAGGTTTGGTCGGATACTAGTAATATCATAAAAGATATAGGAATGACATTTGCGGTGTGGATGACAGGTGATGCGCGCATCGACTTTACCTATTTAACAAGAACATATCTACAATCTCCTGAACTCGTTACTTTACAGAATCTCGTAAAATACTATTCACAATCTACACTGTTGTTTGTATACGCCAAAGACAATCACTATAACGTAACTTACGTTGAATACAATCTTAATAATACGGTCATAAAGACGTTATCGTCGTATAACGTTTCAAGGTCAACACTTCTCACTCCTCCCATATTGTCTCTATCCCCAGAGCACAACGATATAGACCTAGAAGAATTAATTATTCCTTTATCTCCTGAACGTGAAGAAATTGAATCAAACTTAATAGACTAACAAAGTGCAAGTCTTTTATTTGGGAACAACACCTCAAATCTATCATATAATCTACATCTAGCGTATAACATATCGAATAAAGTCGGATAATCAGGATTGATATTGTTCACAATGATAGCGTATGCACTATCACCACTCTTGTCGTGTTTTACATCCTGTAGAACGCAAATTAAAAAGTAGACTATATCCCTCAATCCGTAACTATCACACTGTTCGATAAGACTAGGTACTTCGGTTTTATCAAGGAAGAGCACGTCACGATATAAGAAATAGACCACGGTAAACATAGATAAGAAATGGTTTACGTTTTTGACTTTGATGGCGTAGCAAAAATCTTCATATTCGGGTACATAACCTCTAGAGAGAATCGTATCTACGAAATTGTACTCTTTTGTATAGGTACATGCGTTTATCGCATATCTCATCAGAGTCTTATATCCGTATAAATTTTTTCTGGTACAATCCACTCCCTTGGAAAATAACACCTCGATAAATTTTGAATCTATTGGATGTCCACGATAGTGTTTCAGCGATAACTCTATTACAGGACATCCTCCCGCTTCGTTTACATCCGCACCGTAATTTACGAGGGCTAAAGCTACATCGAATAGCGCAGTACACAATAACAGATATAGTGGCCCTCCTAAATTTTTTGCAGGTCGAACATTAGCGTTGTGTTGTACTAAAAGGTCAACCATCTCGACAGACTGTACAAAACATATAGGCGTGTTTCCATATACATCAGTACATTCAATATCAACCTTTCCAATATCCAAAATTACTTTCGCAGTGGATGTGTTATCGCTATGTACAGCATGAATTAGTGCGTTACGCCCTTCTATATCTTGAAGGCTTGGATCTGCACCGTACGTTTCGATAAGCATTCTAACACAATGCCCGGAACACACTTTTACCAAAACATTGAATATTCGATACGTATTGTCATCTCTGCTCTTAAATGTTTCGTGTGCGACTCTTCCCAAATTTTCAGGGCTTAACCTTGATAATAAATTGTCTATTTCTTCTTGGTTTTTGTAGTTACGCAATGTAGATCCCGTTACTAAACTATTGAGTTTCACTATTAACCTACTGAAGGGAATATAGGTCGGAATTTTAAAGTTTGGCCATTCCATATTTCTGAAATTAATTTCAGAAATAAATTGCGACAGCTTTATCTTTGTAATTTTTACTTCTTGGCATTTTGTTGATCCTCAATAAGTCGCAATCTATCATATGCGACAAGAAGAGCGTTGCGTACGTCTTCAGAGATCGGATTTGTTGCGCTCTGTCCTTTGAGCACGTCAAATCCAATTTCAAGCAATCTGCATTTCCTTGCTGCAAATTGGTGTTTGGCAATTTCAGGATTCGAAGAAGATATGACGCTCATTACATTTTCATCCTTGGTTACACTTGCGATTTTTATCATCGGATCTAATGGGCTATAACCCAGATGCGCCATTCTACTGAGGATTTTGATACCCTTATCCTCTTCAACTAGATCATTCTCAAGACGCTGTATGATATTTTGCGTCTTAGGACTTAATTTCGGGGACTTCACACTTACTTTATTTACCTTAGTTTGTAGATCACGAAGAACCTGCATGTCACTCTCAGATACCGTCATTTCCGAGCCTTTATCTTTAAGAATACTAAGACATGTTTCGACAAGCTTACGTACCTCTTCTGCGTACTTATGTTGAAGAATTTCAGGGTTTGAAGAGAACGCGAGGTTCATAAGTTTTTTGTTTTTAAGCGTCCACATTATGTTATCGAAAACGTCTGATGCGGGTATAGGTTGACCACCCAATTTTCGGATATATTTTAAATCGTTATCTAATCTTTTCATCGCTTTCTGCGTCTTAGGGCTTAATTTTGGAGAGCTTTTCGGGGATGACTTACGACTTGACGAAGAAGGTTTAGGGCTTTCTCGCGATACCTGTACCACGTCAAGAATAGGAGGTTGATATTGGCGGATATCGTCTATGGTAAACGATTTCAAAGGTTGAGAATCGACGCCTGCAAACTCGGGGTGGTAGTCTGAAACTTTAAGAGAACCAAGGGATACAATTTTTACGTTTCCTTTAGGCTTAATAAGATAGGGTCCCATAATGTCCGGATCAACAAGGTATTCCCATGCATGTCTTGCAAGTCCCACGAAATTAGGACGTCCATTAGCATACAGTTTTTCCAGGTTGCTTTGTACCACTCTCGCCCTTTTATACACTGTCTCGACAGTATCTCCTTCGTTAGAAATAGAATCGAAAGGATCAAGCATCTTTGCATACAATTTGCTTAACATCCTAGATTTATCTCCAAAATTCCCAAACAAGTGGTTTGCGGAGAATGTCATATCATAGTAGTCATCTCTCCATCCAGGTATTATTTTGTAACCCATCTGCGCAACATCCATTCTTCCGATGAAAGGGCGAGAGTACTTCATCGCAAAACCAAAGTCGGCGATCTTTGCAATGAGGCCGTAATTCTTAAAGTATATCATGGTGCCGTCAATTTCGTAACTAAAGTAATCTGCATCCGCCAACGTTTCACCACCAAACTTCACATCGTGACCTTCATTTTTAGATCTGGCGATATCCTGAAACATGATGTTGTCATCATGAAGATCATTGTGCTGAATTCCAAGAATGCGTTGCATGGCTGATACTCCAAAGTATGTCTGTATAATGATAGAGTCAACCATCTCTTCAGGATTGTCGACATTCATAACGTATTCCGTAAATCTTTTTCTGATAGATCCGTGGATTTTTTCCATGAAAGTATAGTCGTATATCCTCGTCTGTCCATCATCACCTTCACCCTCTCCGTCGTCTTCTTCACCATCTTCTTCATCTACTTCTTGATTTGTTGTCTCACCCGGTTTTTGCGTACACATACTGAAACCGATGATATCGATAAAGTTTGCACACTTACCCTGTTCTGCAAGTCGGGCACACAACAATCCGATCGTATACTCTGGATACGCCTCTTCACTACACAAATAGCTATTTGCAGGGTACGTGAATGATTTTTTGGTATCAAAGAATGTGTATTTATTATGATGACCTTCCATACTCAAAGCGTAATACTTTTTGTGCATTGTAAGCGGGTAGTACAACTTACATTCCGCTTCGCGTGCAGCTAACAAATACTTGCCACCAGGTTGATATAGTTTATCTTTGTCTCCGCCATTCACAGCGATGGTTAGGTCTTGCGGGATAAACTCAGGTGATTTAGCATGGAAATTCGCAATAAACCAAAGCGGTACACCATCTTTGAAATTTTCTGGTATTCTCATGGGTACTTTTCCCTTTTGACGTTTAAATCCGTTATTACGGACTTTTTTAACGACGTATTGTTTTGTATCGCCAGGAACACCAAGAATGAAGGTTCTCACTTCTCCACCTGCACCACGAGCAATGAATTTAGAATTCTTCATGTTTTGGTCGATAAGGGGACACCTACTCATCGCGCCTTCACGGGTGAAGTAGTCCATTAACTCATCTCGTCGTTCTATGAGTTGGAGTACTTCGTCTCTGTTTTCAAACGTGATAGTCGTCATTTTAGTAAATCTCAGTTTAATATACGTATCTCAAAAAAAAATGATGTAGTAGTCTCTTATTCGTTTAATATTTTCAAAAGGACGTCTCCATGGCACTTAACTTCACTACCGGGTACTTTGCACCAACATCCAAGTCTTTTTCCTCGTAAAGACTCGATATCAGATCTAGTAATCGTACCTACACGGATTTTTTCACGAAGGTACGATTCGTACTCGACCAAAATTTTGTCAAGTAGATCGTGGTATACTTTTGAATCATGCTTTTGGATCTTGACGACTTCTTTAGGAATTTTGAAAGGATTGGCGAACTTACTATCGATCGGAGGATATCGAGCTTTTTTAGTAGGGTCAGATTCTGTAGGAAGCAAAACAATACCTTTTCTTCCAATATAGACGTTCCTCGGGTCTTTCATCCATTCTCGAAGCGTATTATACCCTTGAGGGCGGATATATTCCGTTTTCACGTTGACAACAGTAGCATCAGCAGCCATTTTTCCGATGGTATCTATTTACAAAAATACATTCCATTTTTGTAAGTTTTTAAATTCTAATCTAATCGACGTTTACGAGTAACTTAATATCGCACACATCTCCATCTCTTTCAATAGAGCATTCGAGATCAATCTCTTTGGCTTTAACGCGGATAGCATTTAATCGCGTTCCAGGACTATTTGCCCTAAATGTTTCTAAAAATTCGATGATGTTGCTGATAGCAGTTTCAAATTCCCTCGTAGGTAAACATACGCAAGTTGCCATACCGTATATTTCGGCGATACCTCCATTCAAAGACGAAATGTGTTTTTGCGTCAGAAAATACTTTGCGTATTCCTGATCGTAAGCAATCGACCATCCACTCTGCAATCTTGATTCTTGCTTTACGCCAACTAAAGTATTTCCAGATTTAAGATTCTTGAGGTCTTTCAGCATCAACTTATTCGGTTGAAAGAATGTTAACTTTTGTAGACCAAGTAGTTTGCCAAAATCGACGGTGATTAATGTAATCTCATCTTTTGTTATGTCGCAACACAGATCAAACGTTATCGATGAATTCGCCATTTTAAGATTGTTACTTACATGCGAGTGCGTTTAACGTCATAGATTATCTCGATACATGCATGATATTTTTATTGTAATTAAGCGCAATTTTCTATGGCATTCATAAGAACGTCTCCTACGGGGTGATCAAGTTGGAGGATATAGTCAATCATATCATAACCCTTCTCGTACGACTTTCTGATGACGTCAACTCCAATCTCAAGATCATCAACTTTCGTAGTAATACGTCTTGGCGGAAGACTAATCAAGTAGTCAATCACTTCTTTCTGGTGTCCTACGATAGCTCCGCATATCGCAGCATTTATCATTCTCTTCTCAAAGAGCACTTGACCATATCCTTTCATCCTTGAATAATCGGGACCCACAAAATAATCTTCTTGTAACTGGACTAGTTCCTTCACTACGCAAATCACTCCTTCTTTTGCCGTTACGAAAGAAGTACGATAAGGTATTTCGTCGACAAACATCTTGAAATGCACAGGCCACCTGTCATTATACAAGTATCCACATTCAAGATGGAAATAGAGATCTTGTATTTCGGTGGCATCAAGATGATTTTTGTGCTTAAGGCCTTTTACGAAGCGAATAAGCTGGCGATACGCCTTACGCGTTTCACTCACAGTGAACATTTCACAGTGTATTTACACGAATTCGGATAGGTGCCTCAAAAATAGATCGAATTTCGCTTTAGTAGTAGTGAAATACTAGAAGTGTAATGGGGTATCTAATGCTGCAAAGTCTCTGTTTACTAATATTTCATCTTTGAGATATTGTAAATTACATTTTCAATTTCTTAACTTTTATTTTTGATGTATGTTTATCCAAAGCTTCAACAAGCGAGAATAGTTGCTAAAAGGTTAAATTTACCCACACCTTACTCTTCTCAACGTCCAACTAAAAAATTATACGTTGTGTACAAAGCAAAGGAGATTCACTTTGGCGCAAGAGGTATGGAAGATTTTTTGATTCATAAAGACTCTAAAAGAAGAGAACGTTATCGTAAGCGTCATGCCGCTATTCGTCTTAAAAGTGGTAAATTAGCGTATATGGATAAGAACCAGCCTTCCTATTACGCATACAGAATATTATGGTGAAAAAATTACAAATATAGAGTTGCAACAACTATATCAAGGTATTTTACCATAAACGCAAATGTCAGAATTTTCTGCTTCATGGCCTGATGAAGCAGAACTTGAAATTTCTCGATATAAAGAAGAGAACCAAATTCTTCAACAACACAATACTTTCCTTTCTGAAACTGTCGTTGATTTAGAGAATGCGCTTCTCGAACAATCGCGTATAAACCTAGGTCTCCGTAAAAGCGAGGATACGACTTCAATCGAATACGCTTCTCCTATTTTACTACAAAATTTAAAAGAAATGGAAGAACAGGTTATTCGCTTACAGGATCAGGTACGTGACCTGCGATCATCGATTGCTCTTTATGAAGAGAAGTTGCGTAATGTGGAGATTCATGCCAAAGACGATGTTGAAATAGCTGAAAGGGTAGGTAATTTAGCCAGAGCAAAAGCTGCGAGAACTCTCAAAGAAAATGAAAAAGATTTGAAATGTCTAAGAAAACTTAAATCTTTGGTGTCATCGTTAGATTGTCTATTAGACGAAGCTGAAATTTATTCTACAGAAGAATCACTAACCGATTCAGACGACTAACGGAGACTTATTAAAGTGAAATTCGACACATTTTTTTTTGAGTTATCTTTTCTTCGTATGATCCACTGTAAAAATGTCATATGGAAGTATTCACGCGGGCATGTTCTCTTGGAATAGCAAAGAGATTGCGGAATTAATGGGATATTGGTTGAAAGGTGATGTAGAAGGACAACGAAGATTATGTTACGCACATCATCTTCGAACTGGAGAAGCAAGTATAATTCTAAAAAACGGAAAGACGATATACAAAGGATACTATCCTCCAAAATCATGGAAATGTGAAAAACTATAATTTCTAAAATTTGCGTTTTTACGATGAATAAAAAAACATTACGTTATTATTCTTCATCGTAAAATGGTAGAATTATTTTTAGAAATTCATGAACGTCATCACTCTTCAAAATCACGAGTTTACTTCAGTAGTGAAGTATCTCTTTACGAAGTTATGATCCATCTTGCGTCTTTACCTTACGTCGGTGATAAAGCGTACAGTATGAAGTATACCTTTCCAGACATGACTCTCAAACTTTCAGATCCTATTCTATGGATTTTTACACGAGAAAAGATGGTTATTCATCTCAAAACTGTTTCTCCTATTATCGACAAAGACGCTGCCGAAAAACACCTGAAAGCGCACGGTGAGTATACTCGTATCGTCGAAAGAATCCAAGAACTCGAAAAAGAGGCCAAGATTTTGGAACAACAACGTAAAGATGCCATTACAAGGCTTTACGACACACGTCAGCTTGCCTTCGGGAAAACGACAGTTTCTTCTCCTCATGGTATGCCTCTTAGCACTTATATCCGCAGGTACCTCAATTCAAAACAATAAAAACCTATATTTTCTATCGAATATGTTATTTCTACTTGTAACTCATGCAGAACGTTATCATTGAGAACAACGAGTATACGAATCCTGTATACAATGCCAAGTTCGGTTACTTTGGCATTTCAAAGGATTATGTATTGAAAAATCTTAAGAAGAGAGCTTTTAGTCGCGATAAAGATCTGTTGAATTTATTTTCCAATGCAGAAAAGTGTGTAACAAACCCCAATGAGTGTAGTTCTTTAAACTACAAGGAGATTTATTCTCAGATATTTGATTTCCTAGACAAAGGAGGTATTTCTCTGAAATTATTCACTGTTTTGATGTTGGCCTTTAGTCCTATTTATCGCGAAACTAAGAGGTATGGAAACTTGCTAGATATAAATCGTACTTTAATTTACAGAGCGATAGTCCAAAGTTTAGATGTGGATGACATGACAACTATATACACTGTTATTATGATTGGTTTGAAATTGGGTGACGATCTTGTGAGGAGATGTGTGAACTGGTACGTATATTTACAAGAGTTTTCAACTACATTGGCGAAACATTACATACTCTATTCGCGAATTCTTGACCTATTGTTTCGCGCATTCGTCAATGGCGTAAGACCTTTTCGAGGTATAGGCGGAGAATGTCCGTTTAAACCAAGCCTATGTTATTTTGGCGTTCAGTGCACTTCTTGTAGGTCTTATCATTTTATAGTTCGGGCGTATAACGAATACCTAAAAAGGGCTACGCTTTTTTCATTTCTCAAACAAAAATTAGATCTTTTTGAAGCATATAAAGTTTGAGAAGTAATACACAACATATTAAATCCGTTATGCTGTCTTACGATAGGAACGCGCAGGAACTTGTTCACCCTGATTATGGTACTATTAAAAAATCTGTTTTGATTCAAGAGATAGAGACTGCATTTGAGAATGAGAATCTAGATCATCGTCTTCTGGAACACTATCATGAGGCGATGGACTATATCACACAGAACGAAAAGTTTCCAAAGAGGAAGTTACGAGGTAGGGTATTTTTCAGGAATTGTGTGAGTAAAATTGTGTGGTATGCATATCACCATGCGCACTTCGAACATAGAAATTACGCAGATTATCGTACTCTAAGGCAAACTGGTTATGACTCCTCTGCTTACGTATCGTTTATATTGCTGTTGTGTGTATTACACTTACACGATGTTATACTTGGTATTGCAGGTAACGACAATATCGTATATTTTTTCGCATATTATATCCTTTCAAACATTGAAAACGTATCCCAACTTATTTTTGAAGAACGATTACGAAGGATATCGATGTTAGGCAATTTTCTATATGATGGCCACAGGTTATTTTATGATGCTAACAACGTCCTATCAAAGATGTTATCTAAACTTGTTCCGCCCGACGTATCCGTTATAGGGTTGTGTCCAAAACCTTATCTGCACTTTGCATATCTCCAATTCCTTCATGGCATCACTATAAATTTTCAGGAAAACTGTCTTTACTGTAGAAACGATAGGCTTTACCTTCCTAATTGTGTTCATTGCAATGCCCCCGATCTATACCAATACGCGCGTACATATTTCTTAAAACATGTAAGTCTCTTCGAACTCCTTCAAGAGAAAGTTCTCAGTGATTAACGATGTTAATTTACGTATTTCCTATAATACGTAATTCTTATTAATTTCAAAGCTTTTCGTAGAGAAGCATATGCGGACGTCGACGACCGGTATCCAAAAATGCGTTATTAGGAACACTACCACTTGCAACCTTTCCAAAAGAAGGGGTAAGATCGTCATAATAGTACCATCCATCTCGATCGAAGAAAGGTCTTACAAGAAGAGTGTAATGACCAAATGACGCTTCAGATAAATTCTTTGGCGTATTACCTGAATGCAAAATCACAGCGTACAGTCTATATTTTCCTTTCATGATGTATTCTTCGAATTTTCTAACTTTCGTTACCTTGGTAGTTTCCTCGGTGGATTGTCCTAATTTATCGTAAGAAGTAGATGTAATAAATTCATCGCCGAGTTCGTTCCATCTCTTCAACCAAGGAGGATGCTGAATGAAAAAACAGAGATGGTCTTCTTTGGTAATCTCTTCAAATAGTGGGATTACGCCTTTACGCGGAGAGTTAATATCAAGCGTAACGTAATCATCCATAGGGAACGCGACAATACGGTTTTCATGCGTTACGTTCTCTTTTCGTTTCCACTTTCCATTTCTCTTTCTTATCGTAGGAACTCGTGATAACTTGATATGCGGATAAAGATTAGAAAGTACACCATATACCATGAACGGTTCATACTGTTCACCTGAATTGATGTTGTTATCAAGTGACCCCAAAATAGAGCGGATAGAGCATGCAATAAAGATATTTCCGTCAAGGATTTTATCTAAAGTCGTCTTAAAATAGTCTCTAAACGTCGCGGAGAGTTGACATGTGCTATCCGCTGTTATGGTAGCCTTTTTACCTGGGAAAGGATTCTTGAATCTACCTTTTTTGTTAAGATAGTCACCAGGCGTAGTAACCCTTTTGATGATACTGTCTCGCAGGAAAGACGATGACCCTAACAACATACCCATTATCAAAGAGTCAAAGAAACAAGAATTATTAGCCCACTTAATCAATCCCAACTTATCGGTATTGAGAGACACAATTCCTGGATGTCCCTGTTTTGCCATCTTGACTGCATTCGAGTAATTCTCGTCACTCTTGCCAAGACGGTAATACTTGATAAACGCAACGTACATTCCTTCTCCTTCACCTAATCCGAAATACTCTTTGAGGAGACACTTGTAAAGCATACCGTGCGTAGAGTAAATTCCTCTAGTTTTGTAGTTGACGTTGATGTGCGGCGTAATAACGCCTTTTTCGTGATACTTCCACAAAATCATCAGAAGGTGGATAACGACGTGTTCAACGATGTACATGATAGTATAGAGCGTGTACTGCTTACCGACAATGCCGTAAGAACTATATAGCTTCTTAACTGTTTCGGTATACAAGTTCTTCACTTGGTAATTTGCGAAAAACGTATTGTAAAATTCGATCTTCACGGACTTTGGTTCTCCAGAGAGATCGTAGATGACAATAATATCGCACACACCATACGACGATCTTTTATGCGCTACCGATTCATTCTGTATATAGCCTGCCACATCTTTACCCTTCGGCTTTTCTGAATCATCTTCGACGTTTGTTAAATGCACGTCGGGAAAGTTAGATATGTTATATTTTAGAGCCATCTCCTTTATTTGGCCATTAAAGTATACGTCATCGTACGCGTCTATTACTCCTGAGACAAAAGCAACGAAATCTGTTATTTTACGTCCTTGTTCCGCAAGAATAACGTTAATCCGCTCTAATACTTTTTCACGTGTTCCAACTTCATTCATCATTAAAATCGTATCCGTATCTTTGACGTATCGTCGGGTTTTTGTTAATTCATAATCCATATTTTTTTATGATATAAACGTAAAAAATCATGAATTCATCAAGTTCCAATAACAAACTCAGAATAAGGAGAACTTTATTTTTGAATACGTGTCTGTATTTTGAGGATCTTCTTAACTAAATCTTGTATATTTGTAGTATTTTGCAAAAACTAAATCATCTATGTTATATTTGTATCGCGGCGAGTTTATTCATAGTCATCTTGGTAGTCTCATTTCTAAGAATGAGTGCTTAAACATTATAACAAGAGCAGCTTCCGTATTTCCAAATTACGTAATCGCACAAATTGCACCAGAGATAGTAAAACACAAAAAAGTCGTTGATCGTAACACTGTAATTATGGCAGCGTTGCAACTTGTGTTTTATGGTAGTACAGCAGATCCCTTCGCATTGGATTATGCTACCGCATTACTTTTTCTTTTGACAGAACAAGATCCTGATATAGTTCGTAAATTTTTAAATTTACAAGATGTCGTAAGTTATATCGCCAAAGAAGCTTTCCCAGGAGGACAACAATCCATTCTTGAAAAGATTTTCAAACAGCCTAAAGTCTTAACAACCAAAGATCTTCAACAGATCTACTCCATCTACAAATCGAGAATGGTTTGTTTTCTTGCTTTAGGTTTAGATCCTACGGATGATACTGTTGCGAGAGAAATTGCGTTTTGGTACCTTCAAGTTGATATACATATCATCGATGGCGGTGTACCCTCTAAACTTTTCCTAGAATTTGTTGCAAGTATGAACACCCTCATCTTCGATACATTTTCGGAAACCGGTTATCGGCTAGGCTACTCCATCCTTGAAGATGAAAAACGTAAAAGTATATTTGGATGTACTTTAGCAGAAAAAGGTACTATCAATACGTTTTCATATACAAGTCCATGTAAATGTCCATGCGAAGGGTGTACTATCTTTGCTTATTTCGTATCATCTATTCAAGAATTTGATGCGAATTTCCCTTCTGATAAAATATTAGCCCCATTGTTACTTGATGAGAAGACATACATGAAGAAATGTGCCTATACCATGATATAAATTGTGAATTATGAAAAACTATAAATTTAGAAATTTACGATTTTAGTGTTCCATAATTTACACTGTCTAAAAAATGTTAACATTACGCGATAAAATGTTCTATCACAGAACCTTAGGCTATCTAGCTACACTGGATGAATGCTATAAGTTGTGTCGTGAAACGGTCGAATATTTTCCGGAATTCGGGGATTATCGAGATATTCACCACATTGTCAAGAAGAAGAAAGCTGAAAACCCTGATGTTACGTTACCAAAGGTGATAGAGTTTATGAAGCAAGGGCCAGCCATTAACCCGTTAGCTTTAAATTACGCTACTGCTTTCTTGTTTATTCTTCATCGTGATGGATGCAAAACCGTAAAAGAAGAACTGAACAGACCTGAAATGGTACGCCATATCGCTTCTATGTTCCTGCCAGGATGGTACAAAGACATCCAAAATTTTTACGGATACGAAAAAGTATTAACTTATACTGATTTCGAGCACGTATACTCTATTTTTACGACACGTATTGTTTATCTCCTCGCTTTAGGACTTGATGCAGCGAATGATACCAACATGAAAATTTCCTCGGATGCTTTGCTTGAATTTCACACCAGAGAGAATGCGTGTTTTCGAGATTGCCCTTTACCCAAAAGCCTATTCAAAATCAACTCTTTTATCATCGATACTTTTTGCGAATACGCCATTCAGAGCGGCTACGTTTTTGTTGATTCATCTTGTAAACGTAACAAACACTTTCAATGTACTCTCAAGAAAAAAGGTGAACTGATTCTCGACGACTTCGTCTATCCTTCAAAGTGTAAATGTAAAGGATGCGTGACATTTGTGCTTATGTCACCATCCTTTCTCAATTATAACAAAACGCCATTTTTAGTTAGCGCTTTCAAGCAAGTCAGTCTATTATCCCTTCCCAAAAACAATTAATAAAAACTTATATTTCAGTCAGATTTACCTTTTTGGCTACATAGATCTTGGGAATGTTAGGGAAACTTTTTAGCGCTTACGGGATTGTAGGGTGCGTAGCGGGTGGAAGCCACCTTTACAGAACTCAAATACGAAAAGATGAAATTTTGAAGGATGTAGACTCTACGATAAGAGATTCTTCTTTTTATAATGTCTTTGCAGCTTACAGTACGCTCTATTCGAGTGTTTTATGGCCCATATGGTTTTATGAGTTCACGACATCTACCCACGTTAAGTATTCCTCTTTTAAAGAGACGCAATTTACTAGAATGATGTACCGTACCATGCCTACATCTCAAAGATTATGGATCGTAGGGAGAGTAACGGACGAGACTGAAAAGAAGATCGGTAAGATATTTAGTGATCTAAAAAAATAAAAACTTACATTTAGAATGTTTGCTGGTGAGAGTTGTGTAAGGGGAATTATGAATCATATACGTGAATTGGCTTCTTGGTATTTGGCTGCAGGATGTGGAGTTGCGTTGGCTGAAACTATTATGTTAATTGGATCTTGTCCTTTTGAAAGCTTTGATAGGCGAGATGTTAAATCCTTGTTATTTATGTTGCCTGCAAACGCTGTTTTGTGCGCTACGACATGGCCGTCATTTCCTTATTACGTATGTTGTCCAGGACAATATACACTTAGAAAAAATCGTGATGAGGATAGTTTCTTTAGTAGAATAGATGATGCGTATCTCAATAGTAAAGCACTCTACATGCCGGGGTTGATTACAATGATGACGTACACCGGTATATATTCAAGATACTATGCGTACAATCCTTATAAAGACGGAATTGGAAGTAGCATCCAAAGCTATCAAGACAAGTTTCGCGACATAAACTATGTTGCCTAGAATTTTACTCTATTTTTTATTTAAAAAAAATGCAGGAATAAATTATAGGGAAGGCTAAAGTATGGAACAGAAAAGAACAATCTTGGTCGTTGGCGGAATCAGATCCGGAAAAACATCATTTATTGAGGCATCTAAAAAAATGTGTGGTGTAGTCTTTGACGATAATACAGCTTATCGTATAAATTATATTGAGGGACATAAAGACACACTACTTGAACTATTCAAGTATAAAAGATCGCCCGATGGTATCGTGGTGATGTTTAGCTGGAAGAATGAAACGCATTACGCCATCGACCATAACACTTCCCATACTCCCTATCTCGATGAGTGGTTTAAACTGATCACTACACGTTTTGGTAAAGAAATACCTGTAGCGTTGGTAGGTTCTCACTCCTCATCCGCACCAACTCACAAATTTTATCGTAATATGTTATGCGATCTCGTACGGATTAAACCTGATTTTGGTAAACTTTCAGTTTTGGAAGTTATAGGTAATAAAAATGCATATGCGTACGAAGCTACTTATTATTCCGTAGAATCGTTGGAGTATAAAGGTGTCAGCAGAGTGATAAACGATTTATTAACAGATATTGGGT